GAGCAAGCTGACAGACCTTGCTCAACAAAACCCAGCAAATTTAAGAAAAAAAGGATGTGAAACACCCTCTTTCTTATCGATATCGCATTACTAATCAAAAGCCAAAGATCTTGCTGGTGTCAATGGCTAGAAAGGAGGCGATAAAAGGCCCCAGAACAAATACACTTATCTTTTCATAAATCTCTTAATGTTTCTAGGGCTAAAATAAAAAAGCCCGACACGATGGCCGGCACTCTTTGAAAGTCAACACTACTATTATATCAAAGAGGATGGAACAATGCTATTGCCGGAAATTGATGAGAAAGCAACTATCAGAGGTTGCAAGCGTAAACTTCGAGAATATCCAAGATGGCGAGAGATAGCACACGATAGCGCTGAGCAGAAGATTACACAAGAGTTCACATTCATGCCCAGAGGTGGCAACGGAGTGAGCAGACCAGTGGAAAATATCGCAGTTAGGCGTGTTGATGCTATGAACGAGCTAGAAGCCATAGAGCAAGCAGTTAGTGGGCTATATCGTCCAGATTATCGCAGAATACTGATAGAGAAATATCTGGCATACCCACCGAAAACAAACTGGCAAATTGCCCAAGCAATCGGATTCGAAAGGACAGCCTTTCAAGGATTGCTAAATAATGCCATCCTAGCATTCGCAGAATTGTACAGAAACGGTCAATTAGTCGTAGAACGCTGAAATTTCGGTATTTTGACGGTTAATTCACGGTGTCTAACAACTGTTTGAAGTGGTATTATTATATTATCGAAGAAAATTCAGAGACGGCTCACTTTGTGGGTTGTCTTTTTATTATGCAATGAAGGAGGTGGACATATTGGGCTAAATCAACGACAGAAATTATTTGCTAGCGAGTACATCAAGCTAGGTAATGCAACACAAGCTGCTATCAATGCTGGATATAGCGAAAAGACAGCTGGGCGAATCGCTGGGCAAAACTTGAAAAAACTTGAAATTAAGGACTATATCGATGCCGAAGTCGAGAAAATGCACAGCGAGAACATCATGGATGCTAAAGAAGCCTTGTCCATTCTATCCGACATTGCAAGGGGTAAGCGTGATGAGGAAGTTCTCATGATGAATCCAGTCACTGGTGAAGTCGAACGAGTGACTAAAAAAGCTGACAACAACACGGTTATCAAGGCAATTACTGAAATCTTGAAACGTTATCCAACCGCTAAGCAAGCCGAGAAACTGCAACTTGAGATTGAGAAGCTTAAGTCACAAATCGGTGGTGATGAGGGGCAAGATGAGAAAATCGCTGGTTTCCTCGATATCATCAAAGGAGCTGTGAGCGATGGACTTGACTAAGCTCTATACCAAACGGCAGTTAGATGTGCTGAACTACATTTGGAATCACGATTGGTTTATATGTGGGCTTCACGGTGCTAAGCGTGCAGGTAAGACCGTGGTTAATAATGATACGTTTGTAACTGAATTAAGCCGTGTCAGAAAGATTGCTGATCGTTTAGGTGTTGATGAGCCCATTTATATCCTAGCGGGTACATCGTCAACATCGATACAGAATAACGTGCTGCAAGAGCTTTATAACAAATATGGCTTTGAGCCAAAATACGATAAGCATGGCTCTTTTGTATTTTGTGGTGTAAAGGTCGTGCAAGTATACACTGGCTCTATATCTGGGCTTAAGCGTGCCCGTGGTTTTACGGCATTCGGAGCTTATGTCAACGAGGCGTCCTTAGCTAACGAGTTTGTTTTCAAAGAGATTATCTCACGCTGCTCTGGTGAAGGTGCTCGGGTGGTATGGGATAGTAACCCAGACAATCCGAATCACTGGCTTAATCGAGACTATATTGGCAAAAACGATGGCAAGATTATTGATTTCAGCTTCAAGCTCGATGATAACACTTTCTTATCAAAACGCTATATCGATTCAATCAAAGCAGCAACACCAAAGGGAAAATTCTACGATAGAGATATCTTAGGGCTTTGGACAGTGGCAGAGGGTGCTATCTACGCCGGTTACGACAGTAAGATACACGTAGTTGATGAGTTACCAGACATGAGGCGCTACTTTGCAGGGATTGACTGGGGATATACTCACTATGGATCTATTGTGATTGTCGGTGAAGGTGTGGATAACAATTACTACCTCGTTGATGGCGTGGCTTCACAGTTTAAAGAAATTGATTGGTGGGTAGAGCAAGCTAGGAAACTAACTGACATCTACGGCAATATCCCGCTCTATGCCGATAGTGCCCGTCCAGAGCACGTAGCACGATTTGACAATGAGGGTTTTGATATCAGTAATGCTAATAAGTCAGTGATTGCTGGTATCGAACTTATCGCTAAGTTGTTTAAAGAACGCAAATTATACGTTAAGCGAGACTTTGTGCCTCGTTTTTTTGACGAAATATTTCAGTATCGTTGGAAAGAGAACAGCACAAAAGACGAGCCGTTAAAAGAGTTTGATGATGTGCTGGATAGTGTGAGATATGCGCTCTATTCAGACTATGTTGTTAACAGCACAGAGCGAGCAAGCTATGATGATTTGATAGATATATTTAGCTGAAGGAGGAAGAATGGAACAGACAGTATTTGTCGACAGTACCGGACAATCGCATGTTTTGAATCTGCGATTTCATCGAGAATCACGCACAAAGTACCGTGCTAAAAGTGTTGATGACTTAAGAGAAGATAACTGGGCATTGCTCAAGAATTTTATTAACCATCACAAGTTGCGTCAACGTCCAAGAGTCCAGGAGTTGTTTGATTATGCAAAAGGAGACAACCACAGCGTTCTTGAGGCTGGAAGGCGTAAGGATAAAGAGATGTCTGACAAACGTGCCGTCCACAATTATGGGCGCATGATTAGTAAATTTAAGACGGGATATCTAGCTGGCAATCCTATTCGGGTTGAATATGACGATAGTGTCAGTGGTTCACAAAACGACGAAGCTATTAAGGAAATCGGACGAAACAATGACATTGATACGCTGAACCGCAACCTTATCCGGGATTTGTCACAAGTTGGACGTGCTTACGAGCTGATTTATCGAAGTGAGGACGACCAGACACGAATTAAACAGTTAAGCCCTCTTAATACGTTTATTATTTATGACAATTCGCTCGAAGACAATTCATTAGTAGCAGTTAGATACTACAGTGCTGATTTGTTCTCTGACGCACATCAAACCGTTGAAGTGTATACCTCATCAAATATTCACGTTTTTGACTACTCAGAAGATCTAAAAGAGGTTTCTGTCACTGCTCACGCATTTGGCACTGTACCGATTACAGAATATTTGAACAACACTGATGGCATTGGCGATTATGAAACCGAACTTTATTTAATCGACTTATATGATTCAGCTGAATCTGACACGGCCAACCACATGTCCGATATGGCTGACGCTATCCTTGCTATTTATGGTGACATGCGATTGCCTGCAAACATGAAGCCTGAAGACATGAAAGCTAAACGCTTAATGCAATTGGTTCCACCGAAGGCCGCAGACGGTAAGGAAGGGACAGTTAAGGCTGAATATCTAACCAAGTCTTACGATGTGTCTGGTGTCGAAGCGTACAAGACCAGACTAGATAAAGATATTCATACTTTTACCAATACGCCAGACATGGCCGATGAGAACTTTTCAGGCAACACGTCCGGCGAGGCAATGAAGTACAAACTGTTCGGGCTTGACCAAGACCGCATTGAGACTCAATCGCAATTTACAAAAGGTTTGAAGCGTCGCTATCGTTTGGCTAGCCGTGTGGGTGAGTTGGTCAAAGAATTCAAAGCGTTTGATGAAAACTTCTTGAGAATAACATTCACGCCAAACTTGCCGAAATCACTATCCGAGCAAGTATCTATTTTGACTGGCCTTGGTGGTCAAGTGTCACAAGAAACTGCTCTTAGCTTATCTGGTTTGGTCGAGAGCCCAGCCGAGGAACTTGACAGAGTGGATAAAGAGGTGTCTAAAATCGATTTTAAGGGGTATTCTAGCAAGTTTAACGGGCAAGTGGGTAAATATGCCGACGACGATGAAGAAGAAACGCATACGAGCGATTCTGTGAGGTCTGATGAATGACGTATTGGTCAGAACGTGCTCAGAAAGAACGAGAAGCGAGCAATAAAAAGGGTGAAGCTGAGTTTAAGAAAGATCTTGAAACACTATATAATTTGCAACTTTCACAGTTGCGAAAAGAACTAGATGCTTATATCCAAAATTTTGCTGACAAAAACGGATTAACCGCTAGTGATGCGAAACGAAGAGCAGACAGTTTTGATATCAAGGCTTTTGAAGCTAAAGCCAAACAGTATGTAGCTGACAAAGATT